GGCTCTCTGCCGCAAAATGAAATACCTTTGATGGTTTGAATTTATCAAAGATATAATTTACATGATCCTCATTAGTAATATCACACCAAATAAACTTATAGTCAGATGGAATATACTCCTCAGTAGCAGCATAGGTAAGATTATCTAATACAACAACCTCTTCATCGGTTACTGTAAGTAGATAATGAAGAAAATTACTACCTATAAATCCTGCACCGCCTGTTACTATAATCATTTCTTTCTTAATAATTGCTGGGGCCTTACACGTTAAGGGGGTGGTGGGATTCCTCAACGATGCCCCGATAATATTATACCACCCTTGTCAAGTGTTTGGTTCTAATGAAATTATATCCAATTCATCTTCTTCTTCCATATCAATCCAATCTCCAAACTCAGCATAAAGTGCTATCTTATCTCCACACATTTCTGCTTCTTCTATTTTATCTATTGCCCACTCTCTAACGTATGCAACAATATCCTCAGTCGTTTTCAATTCCATAATAGTCTTTCCTGAAATATCGTGAGAGGATGTTACTATTGTAGTATGCTGGTGTCCCATCGTCAAGTTGTTCGGTAAGGACTTTGTTAACAAATAGTTGTCTTGTTTCTTCGTAGTTTGTTTTGCCTTTTGTACTATG